CAACAGCGGCTTCGCTGCCGTAAACGTCGCACTGAATCGTGGAGCCTCGACTATATACTTGCTCGGATACGATATGGGTACAGCCGCAGGACAACAGCGGCATTACTTCGGAGACCACCCCTCGGATATCAATATCGCGTCGCCGTACGAGAGCTTCAGAAAGCAATTTGACATAGCTGCTCCGAGCCTTAAGAGCTTTGGTGCTGAAGTCATTAACTGCACTGAGGGTGGATTCCTTGAGTGCTTTCCAAAGGCAAAGATAACGGAGGTGTTATGAGATGTGAAAAAGGTGACTATATTACAGTGAGATTTCCTAATAGTAAACGAGATGCTCAGTTTATTGTTAAAGAATACATACCCCATGAAGATAAAGCTATACTTAAAAACTACTATACCAAACAAGAACGTAAAGTTTCGGTGTCTTGGTTAATGGAATTACAAGCTATTAATCAAAGCGAAACATACGGGCTATAACAATAACTAATAATAACAATAATAAATATGAGAAAAACCTGCAAAACCCAAAGCTGTAAGCGTAGGCTTACACCTACCACACACTCCGGTGCACGTTCAGTTTACTGTAAGCCCTGTGATAGGGCTAGTGCTCGGCTCCGTATGAGAGAGCTTCGGACAACAAGAACACTAAAGCAAGCTACATCAAGTTACTATCGACGCAAACACGGTGATGTTTATATCGTACATAACCCTTCCTTTCCCGGTTGGATTAAAGTAGGATGCGCCCTTGACGCAAACGATAGGCTCAATGCTTTCCAAACAGCCACGCCCCATAGGAACTTCTCCTTGAAATGGTCACGCAAGGCAAGGAATAAACTGGATGCTGAACTTGCTTGTCACCAAGAACTAGAGAAACACTGTACCCGCAAGGGGGAGTGGTTCAAGATTCAGCCTGCAAAGGCTAAGCGTATTTTAGAGAGGATGCAAGTATGGCAGAACTAGACCAATTAGTACCAGATATCTATAAGCTTCTGGATAAACTTCAAGATGGCGAGAGTATCGTACCAGATCTCGAGCCTCACCTAGATACCTGTATGGAGAACATACGTGAATGTATTGTCCACTGGGCAACACCCCAACAACCAAATAGAAATGACAGCCTCCGAATGTCAAACATTGGACGAGGCGATAGACGACTATGGTTTGATGCTCACGAAGATTCAGAGCCTACACGAGAGCCTCCTCACACATTCATCAAGTTCCTCTACGGGCATCTCCTTGAGCAGATTGCCCTACTCCTTGTGGAGGCTGCGGGACATAGAGTTTCAAACACGCAGGATGAGGTCGTTGTTGATGGAATTAAAGGACACATGGACGCCGTTATCGACGGAGAAGTGATTGATGTTAAGACCGCATCCTCTTATGGCTTTAAGAAATTTGCCGAGGGGAGGCTGGCTGAGGATGATGCCTTCGGTTATCTGCCTCAGTTGGCTGGTTACGAGAAGGCTATGGGTACAGATAACGGTGGGTTCCTTGTTATCAATAAGGAATCTGGTGAGCTTTGTCTCCATATCCCTGATGATCTTGATAAGCCCAACGTCTCTACAGTAATTGAACACAAGAAAAATGTGATGAAATCTGTTGACAAGCCTGAAGCTTTGTGCTATGATGATAAACCTAATGGCGCTGCAGGCAACATGACAGTCGGAAAGGGCTGTACTTGGTGCCCTCATTTGATGCAGTGCCGTTCAGATGCCAATGACGGCAAGGGTTTGAGAGTCTTCGCGTACTCTAAGGGCCCTGAGTTCTTTACAAAGGTGGTCAAAGAACCACGAGTCGAGGAGATAACACATGAATTTGTTTGATGAGATTGATAAAGCTTTTACAGATTTCGTAGATGGCTTGAGTACTAAGCAAGTAGTTGGTGCTACTGTAATTACTACATTGATTGTAGGTATCATCATTGGGAGTGTATTGTTTTGAGGGGTTCCAAAGCTAAAGCGTTACGACGACGAGCTGATGAGCTTATTGTCGGTTGGCTAAGGAACATGGTGCCTGAAGGGGAGGATGTGAGTCGAATAAATACAAGAACAATAGACTCCTTCCTCCCCGACGAGACCCACTTCTACGCTAATGGACAGACACGGCTGTACTATATGTCACGTAAGTGGGTACGTAAACAGCTTAAAAGAAATCCAGACATGACACTAACGGATCTAATTAATGCGGAAACCGCGTAAAATAAGGAAGAAGGAAACCGGGGTTCCTAAAGGATATGACAGTCACTTTGAGGCTCGTCTAGATAAAGAGGTTCTATCTGAGGATTGGGAGTATGTCCCCACACCATCTCCAAATCCAATCTTCTATAAGGTAGAGCACTCTTATCACCCCGATTTCGTTCTGAAGCAAGGTAAGAAAACTATTTACCTTGAGGCTAAAGGGCGCTTCTGGGACTATCAAGAGTACAACAAGTACAAATGGATAGCTAAGCACCTAAAGAAAAATGAGGAGTTAGTGTTTCTATTCGCTATGCCCCATGCCCCTATGCCCGCTACGCGGCGTCGTAAGAATGGAACTAAGTTCTCTCACCGAGAATGGGCTGAGAAGAATGGGTTCCGTTGGTATGATGAATTTAATTTACCGGAGGAGTGGAAAAAAGATGGAATCAATACATCACCCAACGAATGAAGAACTCTCCGAAGGCATCAAGTTTGATGAAGGGAAACCAGCAATGGAACTTATTGCCCCCGAGATCTTGGTAGCCCTCGGAGAAATCCTAGAGTTTGGTGCTCGTAAGTATGCTGCTCGTAACTGGGAGAAAGGTATGGCTTGGGGCCGTCCCTTCGGAGCCTGTATGCGTCACCTTTGGGCTTGGTGGCGAGGAGAGGACAACGATGTTGAGACAGGTAAGAGTCACCTCTGGCACGCTGCTTGCTGCATTATGTTCTTGATAGCCTATGAGGCTCGGGGGGTCGGCACTGATGACCGAAATATCACAATGTAAACAATGTGGTGGGGATTACACACAAAAACCCAGCGGGAGACCAAAGCTGTATTGTTCACGGAGCTGTGCCTTACTTTATTGGCGACTGAATAATAAAGAAAGAAGAAAAGAATTAAACTATATACACAGTATCTTAAAATATGGTATCTCTGTAGAGGAGTATGAGTCAAGGCTTCTTGATCAAGACTATAAGTGTGCTATATGTAGATTAGGGACTAAAGGTAAGACAAGCCAATCCCGTTTACATATTGATCATGACCATATAACTGGCGAAGTTAGAGGCTTACTCTGTAGTAAATGTAATACAGGCTTGGGTTTATTTAATGATGATATAATTTTACTACAGAAAGCTCAGGAGTATTTAAATGATCCTTAAAGCTTTATCATTACTAGCCGCTAATTTTATATTCATAGGACTCAAGTCCTTTCAACAACGCAATGTAGCTTTTATGAATTATAAGTTAGTGTTCCCGACCAGCGCTTTGATGGGCCTAACTGAGATTTACATTATTGGGGTTATAGCTTCAGGTGTAGTTAATTCCACCTTGTCTCCTCTAGATATATGTGCTATAATCACAGGAGGAGGTTTAGGTTGTATCGCTTCGATGTATATACATCATAAATATGTTCCAAATAATAAAGGATAATCAATGGATCAATATCAGTCTTATATTTTCAAGAGCAGATATGCTAGATACCTACCGGATCAACAGCGTCGTGAGACTTGGGATGAAACAGTAGGAAGGTACATTCAGTTCTTTAGGGACAGGGAGCAGCTTAGTCCTCAGATGGCTAACAAGCTCTTTGAATCTATCCGAGACATGGAGGTAATGCCTTCGATGCGGTGCATGATGACCGCAGGTAAAGCCTTGGATAGGGATAATGTAGCAGGTTATAACTGCTCCTATCTCCCCATTGACCACCCACGCTCTTTTGATGAGCTTATGTATGTACTTATGTGTGGTACAGGTGTTGGCTACAGCGTAGAACGAGAGAATGTAAATAAATTACCGGAGGTAGCAGATGAGTTCCACGACACCGATACAACTATCGTTGTTTCCGACAGTAAAATTGGATGGGCCTCAGCTTTTAGAGAGCTTATCAGCCTCCTGTACTCTGGCAAAGTCCCTAAGTGTGACCTTACCAGAATTAGACCGGCTGGCTCAAGACTACGTACATTTGGGGGTAGAGCCTCTGGCCCAGAGCCCCTCGCAGATCTATTTAATTTCGCGGTACAGTTGTTCCGAGGAGCTGCAGGACGACAACTTACAGATCTTGAATGCCATGATCTCGCGTGTAAGATTGCAGACATCGTGGTTGTTGGAGGAGTTAGACGAAGCGCTCTCATCTCTCTTAGTAACGTCTCAAGCCACCGAATGCAAACAGCCAAGTCAGGACAATGGTGGCTCACAGATGGGCATAGAGCCCTCGCAAACAACTCAGCAGTATACTTAGGGAAGCCTGACTATGGGACATTCCTTAATGAAATGCAAAGCCTTTATGAAAGCAAGTCGGGAGAGCGTGGTATCTTTTCTCGGAAGGCTGCCAAGATCGTGGCTGATCGGAATGGTAGAAGGGTTACTGATGGTATTGATTTCGGCACTAATCCTTGTTCCGAAATTATTCTGAGGCCCTATCAGTTCTGTAATCTAACTGAGGTTGTGATTCGACCTGAAGATACCTTAGCATCTCTGAAGGCTAAAATACGTAACGCAACAATCCTTGGTACCCTGCAGTCAACTCTTGTGGATTTCCGTTACCTGAGGAAGATCTGGAAGACTAATACTGAGGAAGAAGCATTGCTTGGTGTTAGTTTAACAGGCATAATGGATCACCCTATCCTTGGAGACCCAGACAATGAAGAGTTACCGAAGTGGCTTGAAGCGCTTAGGGATACGGCTATTGAGACTAATAGAACTTGGGCTGATAAACTCGGCGTTAATCCTTCTGCTGCCATTACTTGCGTTAAACCTAGTGGTACTGTTAGTCAGTTGGTGGACAGCAGCAGTGGTATTCATCCTCGTTTTGCTGACTATTACATACGAACCGTACGTGCCGACAAGAAAGATCCGTTGGCAAGAGCTATGGAAGAGGCTGGTTTTCCGGTGGAAACTGATGTTACAAACAATTCAAATGCCGTCTTTAGTTTCCCAATTAAAGCGCCAGATGCGACGAAAGCTCTAAGCTCTTTGGAGCAACTGAAGCTCTGGAAAGTCTACCAAGATCATTACTGTGAACACAAGCCATCTATGACTTGCTATTACGATGATGATAGTTTCTTACAGGTAGCACAGTGGGTATGGGAGAACTTCGATAGTATCTCGGGGATCTCATTCCTACCTAAGGATGACCATGTTTATGCTCAGGCCCCGTATCAGAAGATCACGAAGGCCGAGTACAAAGATTGGTTGAAGCGTGTACCCGCATCCTTTGACTGGGATATCCCCGAGGATGAGGATAATACTGAGGCTATGCAGACACTAGCTTGCGTTAGTGGTGTATGTGAGTTATGATAGGAGGCTTACTACTTTTACTTATCGTCATTATACTAATAACAAAAAACTAAGGCTTAATTATGGATCATTTCTTTTGGGGGATACGTGCCCGTCACGGGTTTAACTTCGGCATCATTGATGTAGAGTCAGTCCACGAGCCTGTGTTCCTTGACGAGACACAGGTAGAGGAGCCGGGAATCTATGACCTTAATGGTTTTAGTTTACGCTTCTTGTTCTTTGATTTAACTATAGGGGGATTGTCCTTTATCGGGGTAACCCATAGCGAAGGTGGCATGAAGGTGACAGTTGATGACTAACGAAGCAACACTCATCGGTTTCCGTCTGTTGTTTGACGAGGATGGGTACTTGATGTCAGAGACAACTGAGACGCCTATGAAGGCTTTTGAGGAATTGCCCTATGAGGACAGGCTGATGATCTCAGCGGCTGTTTCAGGGGCTAAGAGAGCAATCAATGAGGCATTACGCTACATAGATCAAGAGGTCAAAGCAATAAAATGAGAACCATTAAACACATGAGCTTGAAAGAGCTTGAGGTAGGACTGGGCTATCAGTTCTCTATAGTCTTGGATAATCCCAACAGGGTCTATAGTGTTCGCTTCAGTACAGAGAAGGATGCTCTAGAGGCTGCTGCGACCTTTAGAGCATTATCAGAGGCTATCAAGGTTGAGGATGAAATTAATCAATAAGTCCAAAGAGCAGAAGGTTTTGAGTCATCTCGATCGAGATGAACAAAGACATTCTGATTAACACCAATCCTAGTGCAACCATGCCGTGAAGCAATCTCAATCAGCTTGATGGCATCAGCACCACTAACAGCAATATCAACAGCTCTCCCAGTGGCATGGGCTCCGGGCTTAGACTTCCTAGCTTCAATAGGATGTTGAGGGCAGCGGTATCCTGAGGTTACTCGCATCGGTTTACCAAACTCCTCACGCACGGAGTCCAGCCATTCCATAAATTCGTAATCCCATTTCTCTTGGCCGCAATGCTGACAGGCCATTTCTTCGCGGGTAAAGTATTCAGCCACCTTATAACCTCTGATCCGTTACTCTACTATCTTTGAAGTGCTTTAGCCTACCAAGAATCCTATCCTGTTGGCCCCCTGAGATCTCCGGTCGCACTGAGATATTCATAGG